AGCATATCATACAACCAATAGAATATATATATGCAAATAAACTAAGTTATAACTTAGGCAGTACACTTAAATACATAACCAGAAACAAAGGCGGTAAAGAAGATAGAATAAAAGACCTTATGAAGGCCAAACATTTTATTGATTTAGAATTAGAAATGGTTTACGGCGTGGATCAAGAAGGCGAGGGTATAGGCAAGTACACCATTGAAGTAACTATTGATTAATTTTGTATAGCTTCTATGGTTTCTTGTATTTCTTTTTGCACTATTTCTGGATATTGTCCTTGTAACATTTGTCTGGCTTTCTCTTGATTTGTTCTAAATATTTTTGCAATAGCATCTTGTTTTGCAGATGTTGTCAATCTGTTATATCTAGGTGATGTAACTAACCTAGCAATTATTTGTTTTGTTGCTAAAATTTGTTGATTTGCTAATAATGTTTCGTATTGTTGAGGTGTAAGTTTTACATTACCAATAGTTCTTTTTGGAAAAGGTGGCGTATAGCCTAGCTTTACAAACTCATTAAATACAACATCATCTGTTACAGTTGATACTCTTACAGGTGAATATCTACCACCCAACGGATCAAATGTTGGTGTAAATGTTCTTATTTCTCCAAACACATTTCTTTTTGGTGGCAGATCAACAGAGGTACGAGCGCCAGTTGTACCAACAATCTCTGGAAATCTATTTACAAAACTATCACCAAAAGTTTGGACATCCCTTATTACAGGATCGTCAGCTTTCCTTTCGTAGTATGTAAATGTAGGCACAAAACTAGAAACAAACCTTTGTATTGTAGCTTCACCATATCTATCTGGATCATTTATCATTTCAATAGTGTCACTAAGACCAGTCAAAAAAGTTTTGTTTGTAATGTTTTCTGAGAATGATGCAGCCAACATAGACATCAGCTTACCAAGTTCTACATTTTCCTCGGCTGTAAGCTGTCTATCAACATACTTACCAATGTCAGACATATCTGCGGTTATACCAAAAAGAATACCAACTGGCTCAAATCTATTATAACTATAATATTTATCACCGATTCTAAGTGAATATGGTTGCCAGCCTGTTTCCATTAATATTGATTTTTCTCTGCTATCAGTAGGCCCACGACCAGTTATGAGGCCAGAGTTTGCATAATACAATACAGAACTACCAATGGCAGCACCGACAGCTAACTTTGCTCTTTGCAAGTCTGCTACCTCTCCGCCTTGTTGTATGGCTCTTTTATACCTTTCACCCAACAATCCAGCAGGCGTACGCTCAAAAGCGTAGTTTACTATGTTGACTGGAGTTCTTATGAAAGGCGTAATAAATCTTAGTGCTGGGTATCTTTGCACAATTTTTTGAAAAGCCTGTCCAGCCGTACCCAACGGATTTGTAAAAGTTTGGTATCTACCAGCGTCTATTGCGTCTATGTGAACATCTGGTGCTAGTTCTTCTGGGTTACGCATTATTTCGTAAGCCCTGACTAATCCTTTCTTTTCTTTTTGTGATTGTCTAAACGCTCTGCCCCACAACTCTTGTCTGTAACCAATAGATTTGAAAAAAGCATCTTCTGCAACAAGCGCCGTGCCTGGCAATCTAACTGCCCTACCTAGAATACCTGGTATTGTTTCTTGTCTATTGAGTTCTAGCTTAGTGAGTGGATCTACTGCTTCGCCAGTTACAATAGCCCTACCAGCCGCGCGCAGGCCGTCTATCGTTCCATATAAAGTACCTAATACTCTTGCTCCAGCCTCGCCAAATGTAACAACATTATCACCGCCACGCACCTTACCTATGGCTGCTGCTGTAATGTATTCTATAGGTGTAAGGCCAGCAACAAGTGTATTTGAAAGCGTGTTGACAATGTGTGTTGATGGTGAAGATAACAAAGCATTGATCCAAAACTCTTGTATATAATCTAAAAATGTCGGCTTGTATTGATCTCTGGTAAATTTTGCTAACGCTGCTGGATCATCTAACAAACTCATTTTGTTTGCTATATCTTTTATTACATCATCACCGCCTTTTAGAGCGACAAATTCTTTGATTAGTTTATCTCTCTCTTTTGGACTTTTACCAGATGCAGGCCCAACACTTTCTCTAAAAGATCGTAAGGCCCTACCAGCTTCAGCAGTAATACCAGCTATTTGTTCTTGTATTGCTGCCGCACGGGCCATAGCAACCTGAAAATTAATTAGATCAACCTGTGATGCGTTTACATCTTTTGCAATTTTTGCAAGATCGTATGCTTCAGATATTGCTTCGTCAAACAATATTCTGGCTGCATAAGCCTGTTCTGAGTTGAAAGCCTGTCCGACTTTTCTTTTAAATAATGTTGCGTCTGACAAACCTAAATCTCTTGCAAGTGCCTCTAAGTTTTCACCTTTGCTACCAAACTTTACAACATTTCTTCTGGCATCTAAAAAGCTATCATTGTCAGTAGCAATTGTGTTTATAATATCCTTGATTTCATCTGGCTCATTGATTTTTGTTAGATTAATATTACCAGCAAATTTTTCTTCGCCTATGTTTTCTATGGATCTCTCTGGCCTTGTACTAAAACCAACATCTTTTGATGTAAATGATTCTGGCACATCATTTATAGTATTTCTTGGTGGTATGACATCAAGATCATCCAAGGTGATTGATCTGCTTTTTTCCATAGCCATCATTTCTTGGTATATTTCATCAGTTTGTTGTTTAGATATAGCTAATTTTTCTTGTTGATCTACTACATTTGCTATCGCATTATCCCTTTCAAATATTTTGTTAAGAACTTTGTTTAATTGTTCTTCACTTAATCCTACTGGATCTATATTTTCAGCCTCTAAGGTTTCTAAAATATTATCAATTTCTTTTTGTTTTTCATAATATCTAATCATTTCTGGTTCAAATTGTGGTAAAGCTGTGTTTTTCTCTAATGCCTCAAACAAATCATTTGGCGTTAATTCTTTTGGCTTGCCCTCGGTTTCTCTAATACCCTTACCAGTGCCTTGGAAAAAATCAAATTCATCAAGTTGTTCTAACAGTTCATCAGCAACACTTGATTTAACTCTACCAGTAGCAGGACTCACCGGCGCGTTTGGTGCTGTATATGCTAAAGGAAAATTTGATTTATCATAACCAAGCGCTGATGCTATCTCTTCAAAATCAGGATCGTTTCTTGGAACTCTGCCTTTCAACAAACTTCTTACAGTCAAAACTTCTGGCCTTTGTCTTGGATCTGGGTTTCGTAAACTAGGCGGTAACATTTTATTTTTTGGAGTAGGTTGTTCTATTGTTGCGCCAAGAGGCGTACCCTCTGCAATAACTTCTTGTGGTGTATCTTGTACCACTAAAGGCTCTTGTGTTTTTTGTGTTTCTTGTATTTGTTCTACTACATCATTTTCTTTTTTAGCTGCTCTTAGTTTGCCAATAGTTCGCAAAGCGGCATCTACAGGAACACCTAGCGCTGCACCCTCTAAGGCCATTTTGAATCTTGCTTCAGCACTTTTATCATTAGGATCTGCTTGTAAATATTCTGTGACAGGGTTTGGTAGTTTTGATTGTATTAAATTTGATATTCTTTGCTCGTAAGGACTAAAAGCAAACTGTTCAGCAACAGCACCTATACCAGCGCCTTTTGCAATCTTTTGTTTTGTTGTTGTTGCTTTTATGGGGTCTAAAACTTTTGCGACTTTAGTAAATACAGGTAAAAACCCAGCAACATCACGGGCAAAAGATCCACCTAAATATGTTGGCTCTTCTACTTCTGGTAATGTTATTTTTGGATTGCCAAATGGTTTGCCTGGACCTGTTGGTGAAATATCTTGTGCTAAATCTATTGTAGCTTGTGTAACATCCCTTGCTGCACCGCCTAAAGTTCTAAATAAATTTGTTGCAAAACCTACTTTCTCTTTTTTTTCAAAAGGACTTGGTTGAATAACTGGTGTATCGCCAAAAGGATTTTGTTGTAAAGGCGAATCTCCAAATGGATTTTTTGCCATTACTCACCCTTTTTGTATCTTATGCCGTTGTTAATATATTCTTCGCCTTCTTCTAAGGCATCATACTCTGCTTGTGTTGTGATTGTTTTTATAGCACCAGGTTGTGTTTGTTGCATACTTTGTAGTCGTAGTGATTCTGCACTAATATCTTCTATTCCTCTAGTTAAAGGATCGGCTTTTCTTGAAATTTGTAAAATTAATTCGTCTTGTTTTGTTAATTTATAATTTGGATCGTTTGCAACTTTTGCAGCTATTTCAGAAACTCTTTGTGCTGTGCTTAATGTTTTTGGTGGTTCTAGTGTTTTGACAGCTAAGTTGATGCCTTGTTCTGCATCCATAATATTAACAAGAGATTTAAAAGTGTCTGGTATTGAGTCAAGATTGTTTGCTTTCCAGGTTTTCCAAGCCTCTTCTTGTTTATTTTTTTTCTCTTTGCTTGCCTTCATTTCTTTAAGCTGTATAGCTTTTTGCACAAAGTCTTTGTCGCCACGAAGCGCGCCACCTAAAGCAAATAAAAGCGTATTTAAATTACTTTTATTCATTTTATTTGGTTTGGTTTCTGTTTGTGTTGTTGGTTTACCTTGTGACATAAAAATACCTATACAAATAATCCAGCAAGTTGTAATGCGCCACCCAATATATCACCAAAACCTGTTTTTTGTCTGCCAGTTGTGGTGGTGCTAATAAGTGGTGTTCCCATACCGCCTTGTAATAAACTTAATTGTTGCGGTCCATAACCTAGCGCTCTTTGGAACTCGCCTCTTGAAGCATCTATACCTGCTTGTTGTAGCAGTTGTTGTTGTCGTCCTATACCACTTAACAAGCCAAGGTTTTGTAGTTGTGATCCTTGTAAACCACCAAGCAAACCAGCTTGTTGCTGTCTTGCTCTTAGTTCTAGTTGTGGGGCAAACATAGCTAATTGTTGTTGTCTTGCTAGATCGCTTTCCGCCGCCCTTTGCGCTTGCTCGAAACCAGCTTGTCGCAAGTTTGCTGCTGTTCTTGCTTGTGCTTCAATAAATGGTCTTTGTGATTCTGATTCTAACAATGCAGATCGTGAGCCACCAAACGCGCCTGCCCTGATTGCTCTATCCTGCGCGCCACCACGCGCTATATCTGCCTGTCTTTGTATATCGCCTAACGCTTGATCTATTACCTGTTGTTGAAACGGCGATTGATACTGTTCTATCGGCGCAGTGAGTAATGATCCTACTTGACCTGTCATAGGTCTTTGTTG